GCGAGGGCCATCGGTTTTCACGCCGAATATCCCCGCCTGTTTTTGGCCTTCTGCGAGTACCTCCGTAGACTCATTGCTACGTAAACACTTGCTGTCGGCCTGGAGGTGGCCAACTCTCGACGCATCACGTGACACGTCAAGGACTTGCGCAATCTGCGAGAGGTTACCGGCATTTCCGATCCACTCCACCGCTCGCAGCCACGCAATCACAGGATCAGCCGCAAATAATTCGCGACCACTCTTGTCTCGCTCAACCACGCGATGATTGTCAAACATCGCGTGATAATGTTTCTCCCTGGCGACCAGCTTGTTTTGCGGCTGGTTGTCAATCGCCAAAAGCGTCCATTCTGGGTTCGTTGTCCAAAACGCTTTCAGTCGTCCCTTACCGCCTTGCGTGCGCCCGATTTTTACTCGATGGCTATGTTGATCATACGCAAAATAAATGTGCGGTACTTCGCAATCTGGCTCAGCAATTGTCTGTGTTTTTTCTAGCACTTCGATTCCAGCCATCGTTGCTTTGTACTTTATTTTTGTGGTTAGGTCGTACCACGGAAACGACGGCAGGTATGACTTGACCGTGAAATCTATTTCAATTCGTTCCGCGTTTGTTCGATCTGCTTTCGCCACAATTTGCGATGCTATTTCGTGCGTCTTGCTTTTCAGTCGTCGCTGCATTTTCTCAGCGAACGAACTCGACTCCTCGCGAAGTTTTCGACGATTAACACCTTGCTTGCGAGCCTGACGCCAGCGTTGATTTCTGCGGATACTTTCGGCTTTCCACTGCTGTACATCGTCTGCATTGATCGTGAATGGATGCTGCTGCCTTGGAATCGTCATCGCTGCTAGATAATCAATCCCGCTGACGACCTGCACGACTCCATCACGTTCTCTTGCTTCCTTGTTCGGCAAATCGACCGATATACCAAGTATGGCTTTATGGCTGCGGTCGATCCAAAGTTTGCTGTCACAAATCACGTCTAGTTCAATGGCTTTCCGTAGGCCGCGAATTTGGTCTCTGTAATTACTTCCGCCAGCCAAGCGAACAATGACGTGGCCATCCAGTAGTTTGATTTTTGCCGTGAGATACTCACCTTCATCGACCACTTGCAGTGTCGAGCAGCTCGCGTTGTTCAGCATCGGCCACGGCATAGACCGATAACTGCGAGTTGCTCGTATGCCTCGTTTCATTTGCCACCGATCTTGCCTATAGCACTTCTCGACGGCGCGACATACCGACGCGACCATAAACGAACAGCCTTCATACATGTCTTTGCATCGAGGATATGTATACAGCTTCCCGCACTTCTCCTGCGTGATATCGTCTTGCCGCAAGCACTCAGTCGCAGCTACATTTGCCACGCTGCGAGAGGCGTCAAGCGATCGACGAAGCATCGCGTAAAGCTCAGGCTTAGCGTGCGAAATGCACTCAGCAATTGGTACGCAAATTGTGCGAATCATGCACTCACCATATCCGCCAAAATGCGGTCTAATACCTTGGAAAATTCCCACTCGCCAATTGACGCGATCAGTTGCGATTCCAGACGGTCAAACTCTGCGGACTCTACCGAATCGTCGTCGTCGAGTGCAGGATCGCGGAATAGTTCGACGAGTCGTGCGATGATTTGTTTTTCGGTCATTGTGATTTCCCTATTCAAAAAGCCGGAGCCTATCCCGGCGGAAAGCAGATTGACTTACTTTGCTGCGTTAATCAACACTTGGCAAGCAACCTCGAATCGCAAAGGAGCATTCGTAGCCAAGCAACGCAATCGGCTTGCGGCTAGATCGGCGTTAGCCTTGAGGCTTTTTGGTGTTGTGAAGCCCAAAATCTCGCATGCTTTGCTGTAACTCATTGTTTTTCCCTTTGCGTTTCGTATTCCCTTGCCCGACTCCCTAACTATACGCTATATCGGGACAATTGCCATAGGTCAATTAGACAAAATTTCCAAAAATCTTCCTTTACTTTCTTTTGGGGGAGCCAACCGGCTTGCGGTCGCGAAGATAGCGGTCTAGCTCCGACCGCGAGAATACATAGGCAACGCCGATGGTCTGCTGTGGCGTGAGGATGCCTCGCTGAACGTACTTGCGAATCGTCTCGGCCGACAAGCCAAGATATTCCGCCGCTGCGTGAGAATCGAATATAGGAGGTTGTTTTGCCATGATGCTATACTACACATCGGGACATCTGGTAAAAAGAGTCATTTGGGGAATTTTTCGTCATGAATGATCGCAGTAAAGAAAACCCAGATACCGAAAAGCAAATCGCTGAACTCAGTAGTGACCAGTCTGTGAGTCCGCAGCAATTTTTGCGCGATGATTTCGGTCAAGCGGTCATATTTCGCGACAAGTCCGGCAATAGTCACGCCGTTGACGTTGTCATTTTTGACAATCGCAATGCACCTAAATCCGATCTTTAGCCTTGGCAATCGCCTCATCAAGCAACGCGTGGTAGATGTTTCCGCGAAAAGCCAACGCCAAGGCCAGGGGATTTGTGACGTTACTGGCTGCGATCTTCAGCGTTTCCAGCCATGACCATTTGGCGGCGTTGGCTTCGAGCTGCGACACGATCCAATCGCGATTTTGTTCGCACCCTTCGACGCCTAGTTGATCCATTTTTTTTGCCGTCGCGCGACAGGTGCAGTTTGGTTTTTCTTTAATGCCGAGTTCGCTGGTGATCGCAAGGAGTTCGCTACCTGGACCGCCAATGTCTAGATCTTGATTCGTCTTCATTCCGTAGCAATTACATCGAAACGCCACCGACACGATTCGCACGCGTCCACATCGTTCGCACTCGATGCGACTAGACATAGCTCACGGCCCAGTCGAATGTGTAGTATTCTGTATCACACTCTCCATTGAGGTCTTCTCGAATTACTGCATTGACGGTACCACTGTCGCTTTCGCAAACTGGCAAATAGGCCGCAAAATTGTCGTTCGTGAAAGCCCACGTTGCGGATGCAGTCTCGAAGTCGACATCCTCCAAGTCCATGCAGTTTGTACCGCTACCTAAATTTTGTAGTTTCCATCGAATGTAAAACGCGATTTCGCATGCCGTCGATGGGAGATAAACAGCGTAAATCTGAACGAACAAGCAATAGTTGGACGCGTATTCGGTTTGGTAATTGTTCGTTGCTGCGACTCTGACTATTTCGTAGTCAGACACGGCCTCGTTGAGAATGATTTCATACGTTCCCTCGATAGCGTCAATGCCTGTAAAGTCCATTGTCGTGCATTCCTCGCCAAATATGCGAAGAACATACGTTTGCCAAATCGCCTGCGCGTTTGAGATGGTCAGCGTTAGCGTGTTACTGCATCCACATGGACCAGTATCGGAATCGCAACAATTTGCCCCTGGACAAGGCTTTGGCATTACGTGCAACTCCAACTTACAGCACGCCATTGACCTGCATTATCGAGGCTTGCTAAACCTCGAGCGCTGGCCGGAATCGCTTCCGCAAATTTGTTGTAGATCGTCTCATTGAACGTGGTGTCTGTAATCTGGCCGGCCGTGCCGTTGTCGTCCCAAATATCGCACGACGCAGACCCCATGGTAATCGTTGTGGTTCCCGTTGCTGCTGCGATCCCGCCTCCTGGTGCCACAAAATCCACTGTCGCTGGATAACCGACATCGATACATAGATAGATATCGTCTTCGCCGCGCAACTCGTACTTGCCGACGCAAACTAGATTTCCGCATGGATGCTTTTCAACGAAAAACGTCGACGCCTTGACTCGCATCCGGTCGCCTGTCGCGTACGTGTTGGCGTCACCCGCAGCAATCACAATGCCACGCACACCGACGCCGCGAATCGTGGTGGCTACTTGGCGAGGCCCATTGAACAGATACGCTCCAGCCCTGCCGTAGCTCGTTGTAGGTCGCGTCGTCTGCATGACCGCGACGTTGTTGGAGATTTGGATTCCCGTTACCTCCATCACGCCAAACGGCGGAACGGTTCCGGAATACGCATTATGAAAAATATGTTCCTGTGGTGCCTCAAAAACTGCTGCTGACTTATTGCCACCTTGCAGCGCAAAGCCAGAAGCACGCAGCTGATTTAATAACTGCTTGTACTCTCTAGCTTCGTCCGGCGATGCAAAGACACCAACGCGAGTCATTATGGCTTCACGACTCCACTAGCGTTAACGATGAAATCAAGTAGCGCCGTTGTGCTTGCCACGCCGAGAATCGTTGGGTAATCGCCGGTCGTCAAATCAGCGATTGGACAGATGGCACCCTTGGTGGCACTTACCGTATAGGTCTGGCCTACGGTCAATGTGGCACCTAGATTGACCTTTGCGCCCACGCCTGGTTCCACGATCACAAAATAGCCATCGGTCGCCGCTGGTGTTAGTGCAATGCCGTCGCAATCGGACGCTGCTGCTGACGCGTTCGCATCCGACTGATAGTATTTGCTGTCGCTGGATAATCGATAAACTGGCATGCCTTGCGTAATCGACTCGCCAGCCTGGACCACGCGAACCCGCGTTGATACTGACCCGATAGCTACGTTGGCTGCTGTCTGTGATAAATTTGCCATTAAACTAACCCTAGCGCCCCGTAAGGCAAAGAACGATAAACCTGGAATTCCAACCAATACGCGTTAGCTGGATTTGTCTCGCGAGTTCCATCGGATTTGAGTAACACTGGCTTGGTCATTGCCTTGCCGTTGGCGTCTGTGGCCTGCGCCAAAATCAAACCTGACGTGTACGGGTCGGTGATCTTTTCGTAGTAACCTTCGTTGCGCACGCGCTTGTACCATGCCTTATCATCCGTTGTGCGGATGCCAAGACGAAACTGAATCGACGCTGTGACTTCCCAGTAGGTATTGTCATCGAGGTTGACGTTTTTTGCGTTGTACCGAATCAGCCTTGCGGTACCTGCTGGATAACCTAAAAACTGATCACTCGATACGCTATGACGATAGAGGCCAGTGACGTAGGGATTGAACGTCAGAAAGTTACGTTTGATCGTGACCACATTGTCTGCGATCTTCATCGTGACGCCTTCGATTGGCTCGTTGTTGACGTTGACGATCGGTAATCCGTTTATGTCTTCGTCAGTGGGTTCATCGGTCTCGACGTCACTCCATGAAATCTCTGGCGGATTATTGAGTGGCGAATCTGCATCACCTGACGGCCCGATCTCGCCTTTGTAGCTGGCGGTTGCGATCGTCAATATCGGTGACACACGTTCAAACGCGACATCATCGCAAAATACAAATTGCAAGCCTGGATAGTTATCGCCAACGCGTGGCAAGCCTGCCGCGAATTCAATCTCCGATTTACTGTCGGTCGCGCCGTGAACGATCTGGTACGACTCTGACATTGTGCGTGTACGTTTTTTATCCGCACGCGACAGCCTCGCATTGTATCTCGACCACATTACCGTAACGCTGCTGACTGGCACTAGATGGCCTCCGCAACGATAAAGTTTTTGCCTAGCAATTCCTCAAGTAACGCTACCATGCGGTCGCTCGATTTGCTGGTGGCCTCTGCCGCAGCTGCTGTCTTTTGGCCGGCTGCTGCAACGGTCTGCATCGGTCCCTCGGACTGGCCGCGTGTGAGGAGTCTTGATTCGGTTGCACTCAATTGACTGGCAATCGCTGCTTGTGAATCAGCAACCATGGAAAGGCTGCTGGTTAACTTATTGGTGCTTTCTTGCGTCTTGCCACCGTCTGGTAATGTGAGGTCCGTTGTCAGCGAAGAAACACGTTGGCTAAACTTCTCGTTGAACTGCTTGCCGAGGTCGCTGCCGATGCGGTTCATCTCGCCACCTAAAGCCTGTTCGTAGGCTGTGGCCTGTCGTGCTGCGATCTGTGGTAATGCCTTCGTTTGCGCCTCGAATCCATCCAGCATGCCGACCATCATCGTTTGACCGATGTTGTTCATCAATCCGTCCAAACCATCCTTCATTCCTCCGCTAATCCACATATAAATTGCAGCTGCGAACTCGCCGAGGTTTTTGCCAAAGTTGGTCAGCACTGTTGACATGGCCATTGTCGCATCGATTAGCAGACTAACCGCGTTTTCGCTAAACCACTTGATGTACTCCGGAAGCACCGTGGTAAACGTGTATTTCGTGCCCTCGATCATTTGCGAAAAGCCTAGTTTCATCGACAGCCAAGCGTACTCGATGATTGGTCCTAGGTTCCCGAATGCCACCTCTGCGCCCGTCATCGCTGCAATGACACCCATCAAAAAGCCTTGCACAATTGGACCTGTAGCGGAAAATGTCTCTGACAAAAACTGAATCGCTGGTGCTAAAATACTCGACGCGATGTTCGCAGCCACCGTCATGGCCTGTGCTGCCATGCCTACCAGTGGAGCCAATAGACCGCCTATTGATTCCATCAACTTCGTAACCGCTGCCGATGCCACCTGCATCGATGCGCCAAGCTGCTGACCTGCTGGCGAGCCTGCATCGATAAATGCCTTCACGGAATCGGTCGCAAAACGGAATATCGCGAACAGTGCTTGTAGACTTAACATCGCGGCAGCCAGTGGCGCTATCGATGCGGTCAACGACATAAAACCAGCCGACATAGCACGCGTTGACGCGACCACCCCAGATGACATTGCCTTGACGCTGGTGGTCATCACCGCCGCTTGTGACGAAACGTTTTTCATCACCTGCGAGGCCATATCCTTGGCACCGATCACGATGTTTACGTCAGCCATGCCGTCTCGCCTCTCGTTCTGCCTTGTCCGCGTCTATCTGACTACAATCACTCTTGAACGCCATCCACACATCGACCCACCACGCGGCCTGATCCATCACGCCACCGCCGCATGGCAAGTGATGTTCCGCCATCTGCGCTAGGTTCACCGCGTCGACAACTTCACTAGCAAACCTGCGTGGACACTCGCCAAGAATCCATGATTCGCTGGCGTCCCGTTCGTCCGCGATCACTAATTGACCATACTGACTCGATCCATCGCGGCAACCTCTCCCGCAGCCCTTGCACAACTCGCCGCGTGAAATCAGTGCCGCTATTCTGACTTTTTTCTTTCAACCTCCGACAGCTTGCCGCTCTCCGTGATTCGTTTGGCGATGTCCAGTGCTTCGGGAAATCCAATCACATCCAGTAGGTTGGCGACACTAAACGTGTCCATGCCTTCGCAACCAACCGCTGAATACTCGATGACCTGTTCCACGAGGTTCATTGCCTCTTCAGGATCGTTGTTGCCTGCCATCTTCTTTACCAGCCGCATTTGCTCTCGCTGCTGCTGAAAACTCAATGCCTTACAGGTCACCTTACCGACCGTCGAGTCTAAATCGTACAACTCGCCTGGCTTCAAAAAACTCATGCTATCCCCACTTCAAAAACTAACTGGCTGGCGTGAACGTGAAGTACAATTCTTCATCATGCGTCGCGCCATTCTTGCCGCATAAAAACTCTGTCTCATCAACCATGATACGGTTTCGGTCACCGTTCTGGATGTTGACAATCTGCGCCTTCGGTGCCGTGATTCCAAGCGTGGAATTCGTCGGACCGTCCAGCGTGATTTGCACCGCGTATGGCGTCGATGTCGTCCAAATGTTGTGGCGGTTTTGCGTGGCCACTAGCACCGACTGTGGATTCGCTGTGATGGTCGGTCGCCTGCTGGTGATGATCGCGTGACCGTAACCGCTGGCGTCCTCTGGATCTTCCAGCAAAACGACTTCGTTGTTTGCCGCAATGGTGATTTGCTCAACATCGAGTTTGATGGAGTTAAACGTGCAAGCCGACGCCGCTTTGAAATTCAATGGCGTCGTTGTGATATAGGTAGGCGTGATGATCGCCGTATCGGTTGGCTCGACGTATATGCCTGTAAACGTAAACTCCATCGTGATCTTGCGACCTGTTGGGAATGTCATCACGTACGTTCCCATGGCACCGCGAATGATCATCAGTTTTCCGTTGATGTAAGCGCCTAGAGTAGCCGTCTTGACGTTTGTGCCTGGTGCCTCGCTTTTTGGCTTCCAAACGTTCGTAGCTTCGACCCATCCGCAACATGGCATCAGCACCGAAAACACTTTTGGTTCTGTGGATGTGCCATCCCACTCAATATCCATCTTGAAGGTCATCGTTGCTGATTGACCTTCCGAAATCGCTGTAAGGTAGTTGAACGAACCCGACGCCTCGCGATCTGTCATCGCAATAGACGGTTGAATCGAAATATCGTAGGCATTGTAAACACCTTCGGAACTGGTCAACGATTCTGCGGTCCCGCGCGTTGTTTCGATCTTCGCGGCTAGCGTCGTGATTCGCTTGAGTAGTGGCGTGGTGACTGTCATCGTTAACCCTGTGTTTTCTTAAAATTTACTGCTTTGGTTCGCCGCTCAATCTGCTTGATCAGTAGCGGTTCCAAGTCCCTGGCCGCTATCAGTTTGTCGAGTCGCTTTTTGACTGTCACACCCCACGGTGATGGACCGTATTTTTTATCGATCGGTAGTCTCGATTTGCCTATTCGCTGGAATACGTGGTTGCCAAGCTCTGGCGATATGAACGCACTCTTTATAAAACCCTGTCCGCTGATCTTGCTGATCTTGTATCGCACGCCTGACTTAGTTTGACGTGCTTTGAATTCCTTCAGTGGAATCCGCTTAGTTTCGTCCTGCGTTACCGTCGCCGACAACGTTTCCGGCGTCGACTTTTTCGAGACAGCTATCGATTGCTTGATCGTCGTTTGTGTTGTGGCTAGTTCCTTCGCGATCTCTTTTGCTAGTCCATTCTTGGCTTGCTTGGCGACGTAGTTAACCGCCGTTGATACCTCGCGCCGCAGCTTCTTGGGTGCCGCATCGCCTAACGCTTTTTGCAGTTCCAAAATACTTTTATCGACCGCGATTGAAATCACAACTCACCTGGCGTAACTCGAATTCTCACCAGCAATGAAAATGCGTAACCGTCACTGCTACTTGTCCCATCGGTTTGCGCCCGTTCCAATACCTGCGACCAATCCGCGTCGATGGCGTAACCACCAAACGTAAACCAGTCGTGAAGATACGCACTCCAACCCGTTATGGCTTTCCTTGCATCGGCCAAAAAATTCACCGCTAAAACACTGGTCGATGTGTTGTCCGTTTCGCTTGGCATCACTCGAGCGCGAATCCTGTAATCGACCTCCCATCCTTCGCGTGGTGGATTGCCTGGAACGTCAAGATCTGGAACCCGCGTGATATCACCAATCGTCACAATGAACTGTCGGTCGGTCACGGTCTGTGGCAATGCGTCCGGTCCGTTGTCACTGACTTCCCGAGTTGGATCGACCGTCGAAACTAACGTTGCGTCGTCAAGTCGACTTTCAATCGTACTTAGGATGTCTGCTGCTACTGACACTTGATCACCAACATTCCTTCATCCGACTCGACGATCTGCGTAATGGCTCGCGGCCGGACGGTTTTCCCGATACGGTCCGCGAGGTCAATCATGTCTCCGCCTAAATCGATTTCCTCGCTTGAAATGCCTGTCGTTGTATTGTTAATGACATGCACTTCAAATACGGTCACCGATCTGTTTTCGTCGTCTATCGCTTCTGCGAGCTGCCGAAACACCGTTGCCGAAATCGATCTTTCTGATTTTTGGCGTGGCCGGTAAATAACCGACTCGCCAAAATCAGACGTCGACACAAACAACGCTGCATCGGTCTGGATAGTCTCGCGAAGCGACATAGGCGACTAGGCTCGGCGATGGCTAGTGATTTTGACATAATCAATCGACACTGCGTCGACATTGGTATTCGCTGCTTTTTGCAACTGAACGATCGGCTGCAGTCCGCTGGAATAACCCGACATATCAAACGTGGTACCAGCCGCAACACGAACGCCGTCGATGTAAAATTTGACGTTCGACTTGCCTCCTGTGAAGTCGATCACAAATTCCTTGTACGCGGTCGCCAGCGTAGCGCCTGTGGTCTTGTCGTCGTTGTCTGTGGTACCGTCGTCGGTTTCAACGTAGACGGCACTGGTGCTGTTGGCACCAACCATTTTGAACCAAGCGTTGGCTGCTACGCTGTCTGTGGTGTCATTGCGAGCCGAACCCACACCAAACACCAACTCACTGCCTGTGGTGAACGCTGCACCCAACTTAACCCGCATTTCGACGCGCTGAATGTCGTCAATATCAAATGCCAGCGAATCACCGTGCGCCAAGCACACGTTTTCCACTTCGCTGGTCGCTGCGAGTGTCAACGTCGCAGCGGAACCTGCACGCACGTAGGTCGGTGTACCTGACGATGACGTGTCAACAATCAACCATGGCGTACCGATGTTCGCCGACGCTGGAAGCGTCACGCTGGTACCTACGAAGTCGTCTTCGTAGATCTCAAAATCTAATAAACCTGCCATTTCTAAAACCTCTATTTTTATGATGAATTTTGCGGAACCAAAAGCTAACCCGCCGCAAAGCGGGTTAGCTCAATCGAACGTTAATTAGGGTGCGTTGCGGAACAACCCGCGCCAATCAATGGCTTTAACACCAAAGGTCTGGCGAACCTTGTTTTTGTAAGTGTCTGTGTCGAAATCCCATTCTGTATCGATCTGTGGCGATTCTTCACCGGCGAGGAACGTCAATTCCACGGTGTCAATCTGCATCGGATCTGCTGCCAGATACCAAACCGTAGAACTGTTAGCATCCAGCGTTGGTTCGCCGATCACTGTCATATTGCGAGGTCCAGTAGGACCGTAAAGGTTTTTCACGCCTTCGTTGTTGTTGGCCGCGTTGTAGCTGATCGAATTTACCAACTCAAGCGCGGTTGCTTCGTACGCCACTGGTACGATCAGGAATCGTGGAACCAAGCCTAATACCGCATCAGTGGTTAAGCCCTTCTGCAATCGCATCTTGGTAAAACCAGCGTTCAGCGTGGTCACGCTTGGTGCTGCTGCTGCGCCCGAAGTGTTATCACCGGAGGCATGCGACGAACTGAACAGCGAGTATCCGTCACCCATGGTGGCGTTCGCGGTCAGCACTTCGTAAACCTTCTTATTTTGCGTGCGTCGAGCTGCGTTACCGAACATCGCTGGAACTCGGCTCAACGCGCCTAGATCGTCGTTGATGATCGTTTCCCACGATACCGTGAACATCTTGCCTTTCTTAGCAACGGCATACGATTCTTTCGAATCACTCATGCCAGCTTCTGGATAGTCCTTGCCTTCAGGAATATCGTCCAGGTCTGGCGCTTCGCTAAATCGCGTGCGGGTGATTTCCTTCAGGTCGTCCGTGCTTTCGCCTTGGCGCGCCCATAGGTTCCAGGTGTATGGCGATTCGTCGTAAGCGGCCAAAAGGCTTTTGCTGGCGACGTTAAGCAGCAAGTTCACAAACGAACCTGTCGTGTGATACGGTGAATCGCGACGGATTCCCATGCGTTCCAAAATGCGACGATTGCCGAGAACGGCACGTGCAATATCTGGAGTGCTGAATCGATGCGTCTGAACGCCTGACCGACGCAAGATTTCCTCGGCAATTCGGCTCAGCCGACCGCTAGAAAACTCTTCAGCGCCTTGTGATGGCTTGTCGCCGACCAAGCTACGCTTTACGCCGCTGCTGCGCTGGCATCGCATCAAGATTCCATCTTGAACCGCTGCCATAAATTTGTCTTCACCGCTAGCTGTCACGCGAACATCGGCACCAGCCGACGAACCCGAGGAAGTCGCATTTGCTGCCATGTGTTCGATTACCTTCGTACGCACGACATTAAGCGAAACACCCTTATCGATCCAGCCATCGGCAACTGTGCGCGAGATGCCAGCCTTTTCGGCAAGAGCCTTGATTTCCTTGCAGCGTTTGCGTTCTGCAATGCGTACGCTTTCTTCCTTTGCGCGGGCTGCGGCCACTGCTGGCTTTGCCTTCACAACTTCTTCCTCTTCGCCGTCCATGTTTTCGATCACGTCCTCTTCGGGAATGACCTCATCAGCACTTTCGATCGGTGCCGACATGGATGGTTCGTTGGCCGACAAATTGCCGAGAACCCAAGCCATAATCTGCTCAGGGTCGGTCAAATCAGACGGCATGCCTTTGGCGACCAGCTGTGCAATTGCTTCTGGGCTCATGGCTCGTGTAATTCCTTTTTTTACCAGTTCGTAACTTCGCCGCACCTTCGAACGGATATCTGCACCTGCGGCCACCAATGATGCGTCCGTTGGCTGCCAACGTGTTACCACGTCCGCTGGCCCTTGTATTTGTCGATCACCAAAGGTTCCGATTGTTCCGCGTGGAACCTCGACCACCTCTAGCGGATCTGCTGTAATCGAAAAATCAGTGATATGACCGTCGAGAACTTTACGCTGTGCGTTTTGGCTGTCGCTGTCATGTGCGAACATGACCGTTCCGACCACCTCATCGCCGACAACCTGAATATTGCGAATCGAACCAAGAATGTTGCGAACGGTTCCTCGATCGTGCGAATCAACAATCGGTAATTGACTCTTCCCGTCTCGAAACTGCATGCCATCGACCAGTAGGATTTCGCGTACAACCTCTTGGCGTTCTTCGCTCCAGCGTTCCACTGGATGTTCCGACGCAATCACCGCTGAGAGTGTTTGTTGCTCGCTAACCCCATCCATGCGAACCACAATTGATCGTTCGATCATGCGTTCGTGCGGCTTGGTGTCCTTCTTCCACGACTTCAGTTTTTTTGGCTTTGCTGCTGTGGTCATGTCGCACCTTCTGCCGGTAATTCAACTGGAGTGCCGTCTGTCGCGTCTTTGATCAATGCCGTAATCGATTCGTCACTCATGCCAAGCGACGCTAGGAAAACGCGTGCCTTGGCCTCTGACGATTCGCCGGTTGCCAACTCTGCCAAGATCTTTTCAATGGCTTTGCGGTTGCGGTTCCACTGTAGCGTGGAGAGTCCCATGTACTCGCCTGATTGCTGCGTCGCCTGGATGTCTGCTTGTGCCTGCTGCGATTCCAGTGGCTGCACGCCATAAAGCTGTTCGGCCTTCTTTTCTTTCGACCGCTGCCGCAGCACTTCACGCCAATTGATGCCGAGTTTGGCGCACTCGCGCTGTAGCGTTGACATGTTGTTTTGAATCGCCGATACGCTAGCCGCTTGTTCGTTTTGCGGATCGACCCATTCCCACTCTGGCACTTGCCACGTAACTGGTGAGACTGTGCGACGATCTGCGAGGAGGTCCGACAATAGTGGGAATCGTGCTGCACCATCGACCAAAGCATCTACGCTGGCTGCTGCCTCACAAAAACGATCCCAAACGCGTTGGCATAAGTGCGAAATCAAATACCGCTGGAACCGCTTGAATCGGCGACGATCTTCGAGTTCTGCCGTGCGTGCGGAACTGTAGGAGGTCTTTGAGTAATCGCGACTAACCTTTTCGTAACCAATACCGACGCCGACGCCGATGTTGCGAACCATTAGATTGATCCATGGTTCGGCCTGCGCCGCTGGTCTGGCTGGATTGACGATCTCTAGCGACTCATCTGGCCGCAATCGTGCTACCAGTGCTGGTTCAAGATGCTCGAAATAATTGCCTGCTGAATCGGTCGTTTCACTGCTGGTGTCTGTCGGCCGCAATCCACCTGCTGGCGAATTGCTTTTTATGACCGCCGTGAAGCAGCTCGCCACCGCCGACGCCTGCAATTCGTTATCGATATAAATGCCGAGGTCACGAATCGCCGACAAAACTGGTGCAAACCATGTCACACCTCGCGTCTGACCCACTCGATCCTTGCGATAGAGATGAATGATTTCGCTAGCCTCAATGCGCTGTGGCTTGGCGTTCTCCATCATGTACGGTGAATTCGGATGCTGATCGTAGATGTAGTACGCCAATGGCTTTCCGGTCGCGTCGAGCTCCACACCGCGAATGACTCGCTTACCGCTTTGTTGATGCGCCCACACGTCTTGGTCTAATGCCAATCGGTCTGCGTCGATCATTTCGAGTGCCAGCGGTACCGGCCGGCCGTCCAACTTGACCGACCGCATCCGAATCAAAACTTCGCCAGCTTCGACGATTTCACGAAGTGCCAAAAACTGAATCTCGGAAAACGTCATCTCGCCATTGATGTCGCAAGATTCGCAAAACTCATTCCAAGCCTTGTCGCGTGCGTCGTTGATTTGCTCGATATCGTCGCCTTCATCCGACTCGACCATCGACTGTGCATGAATTCCGCAGCCTACGATAGCCGTAGCGATCGTCTCGACCACTCCGCAAGCATAGGCATTATCACGCACAAACGAACGTGCCCAAGCCCTAGCTGTGTCGGCACCGAATGGACCAAGTAGTTCTGAGTCGGCTGCTTTGTTTTGTGGCTTTTTGCCACCTGTTAATCGGTTGGCTTCCGCGCCCTGATACGTGCGAAGAATCTTGCGTGCGTGTGCTCGCTGAAGTCCCCAGGCTGGCGAGATGAAGCCAATCATGCGGTCAAGAATGTTCACGGAGATGGCCTCCGTATGGTGGCCTTGCGAAAGATCCCGCCGCCTGACTCACGCTCGACATCCTGCTTGAGAATGCGACGTTCCTCCATCAGTTGCCCGAGGTCTAATTTTGTCACCGTGCGTGCGCCAATTGAATACGACGACGCCCCGCCCGTTAGCAGGTTCTCAATCGCGGTCTCGATTTGTGTCAGTAGCGTTGCTGCATCCATGCAATCAACATAAGCACACCGCAACCAATTGCGAAACACTCACCTACCACACCTATGGTAGCTTCATCGAATCACCTCGGAATCCTTGAACGTATTGTTGCAAAACTTGCATTTGCAGTACCGAAAAATGTAACCAGTTTGTCGAAAAGTGTGAGTTACAATGACAAAGCTAACATTCGGCGCATAGCCAGCATCTGCCCGTGTTTGTGTACAACGCGAACAATTTGGCGGCGTGTATCGCTTTGCTTTCACCTCCGCTTCGGCACCCATCCCCCTGGCCTCACTTTGAACCTCTGGCCGTGCTGCTGCCGCATCTGATTCGCTGGCACTGCCTTCGGTTGCTTTGGCTGCATCTGCGTCGCCTGTAGGTGGATTTCGCTCGGACTGATCAGATTGCACCCCAGCGCCTCCGTGCAAGCTGCTGCGAGGTACGTCGCGTCCAACCAGTGATTGTTCGGTGATTTTCTTAGCCACTTTTCCACACTCCCCTTGCCGACGATAAATTCGTTTGTCAGTTCTTCCGCTGTTATGTGCTGCGCGAACGATAAATGCCTCCTCGACCCTTCCGGTTGGTATAGCGACAGCGAACCGCGTCGCAACATGTTGTTCTCATCAAAACACGGTGTCAAAAAACGTTCATGGACCCATTGTTTCCAGTGGTCGGTGTCGAGTTCTTGTAGCCAAACTTTGGCTGGATCGATCCATTGTGCGTGCTGGTGTTCCGCTGCAATGCACGTCTCCGAGGACTGACGCCTAGCGTGGTAATTCGCGATCCCCTTGGACGGTCTGAAAATCCCGCGAACCTGCCTACAAAACTCATAAACCGCGTTCGTGTATGTCCCCGAATCACACAACACCATGTTGACCTTACGTTCAACGCCGCCTGCATCAATGTAGCGTGTATTCAGCAGGTAGTCACGCCAAGCCAAGAGCGCACGGTAGATGGCTGGCTCGGATGCTTCCATGTCGGTCGCTCGATCCTTGTGCCTTACATTTTCATTGCCGCTGACCTCTGCAATGCCGTAATCGATCACCACACCACCAGCTCCGGCCCACCACGCGCAGACGGTCCAGTGACAAGCATACTTCCCGATATCGATTCCCGCTGTGATAAACTCCGCGTGTGCTGGCACCTGCCTGCGTACCAAACCGCTTAGCTGGCTGGCGACGATCTCAGCCGTCAGTCCCATGTTTTGCGGACCTGCTTCCTCTGGAGGATCGTTGTCGATTTCGGTTGCGACAGCCTTGGCACCGCGGTCGGCCACGCGATTAAAGTAAGCCTGGACCGCCGACAACTCCATCGGCTGGCCGTCTTCGTGTATCTTCTTGGAATAGCTCTCCTGGTTGCTAACGACCGCGCCTCGTTCGATCTCCTCTTTGTTGGCTTGCCAAAACCGAAACGCCTCGCGTGCGTCTGGATCGTCCGGTTTCCGCAACTGCCGCATCTCGATGTAAGTTTCCACCAAATCCATGCGATCTGGCTTCTGCAACATCTTGCGATACCGGCGACCGTTCCAGTATGGTTTTTGCTTCGGGTCGGTGTACTTATACGCGTTGCCCTTGCGGTTCAGCGTTGTGCAAAGGTAGCCGCGTTGGATC